TTCTTCATACACATCGCGCCCAAACTCAAAATATTTGAGTGCAGCATTGTTAATGGCCTCTGCTGATGACTGTTCCATCGACAGTATGCCACTCTTTAAATGCGTGTGCAACATTTTAGCGATAGTGCTTTCTTCACATGGACAACGATACAAATTAAGTTCATCATCCCACACAGCGTAATGTTTAAGAAAACTGGCCGAAGACAAATGGATATATGGTACCGATTCCGCATTCTTGTCGGCCATCGTGTACTTAATCCCCATACATTCAAACACTTTAGCAACACGAGTGTGATTAATCGCATCATATCCTTTCCGCACAGTCATAATATTATCATCACCGTACGTCATCAATGAAACAACTTCTCGAAATGCCGGTATTCTCCACCAACCGTCTTCTTCAGCAATCGTATAATACGCATAACGCATATATAAAGAATTAACTAAAGAATTAATAATGACGGTTAAAGGATGACCAGAAGGATTCGAACCGAAAAATTGAACCAACGTACCAAAATAGTCATACGTAGGATAAGTTATTTCAGTGGCAATACCCCTCATTATTTCCAAATCACGTGCAGAATAATTACCACTCTTCTCTGCAATCTGAATCAATATTTTAAATGCAGCAAACATAAAACGAGCGGACATACGCGCATCAAATTTGGCATAATCTCCCGCAATGCCGCGTTCCCAACCATATCTTCCAATATGCTCATAAATATCTGTCCATTCTGGAGATTGTTGAACAACGCCAACAGCGCATTCGAATGTTGTTTGATTACGCTGCACAAGTGCTGCTAAAGATAAAAAATATTTCCGAACCAACAAAATAGTCGCAAAGTTACAAGCAGCAAAAACACGAACCTTGTCCTTATCGATTTCTGAAGGTGCGTCTTTCAGAGAACTTTTGTGCACTGTATTAACACGAAAACCTTTGGCTAATGTTTCTTCCATGCGAGCAACTTCTGCCCACAATTCTGGCGGAGCATCACGCACACACGAAATTCCATCAACAACTCTATCGGACAAATCAACAATTTTATCCTTAGGCCCCGAATGTGGAAAACCTCGTGATGTAGCGAAATTAATAGCGTTTACACCCAAAACTCCATCCAAACCAGACAAGTTAGCATCATCAGAAATAACGCGTACTTGCCTCAATTCTTTTTCGCATAATTTTTTCTCAATATCGACTCCATAATCGACAACTGATTTATCCAATCTCGCTTGATCTATTTGAAATACGGTATCCACCTTTCCAACAATATCAGCTTCCTTGTGACGACGATCTGCCATTTCCTTAGGCTTGCCATGTTGTTTTCGAATGCCCATTATAGTCGTCACTGAATC